CGGCGGTGGGCGACCATGCCCACCATCGCGCAGCGGCGGTGATGGCCCTGTCGGTAGGAATACAAGGTGCCCACGTCAACCAACTATCACAGGAGGGCTAAATTGCACAGATTAGACGCAGAGGGCTTGCGAAATTTGCGCCTGGACCTGGGCTTGACTCAAGCGCAGCTGGCAGCAGAGATCGGTGTCCACGAGATGACAATTTCACGCTACGAGCGCGGCGTCAGCGAACCGATTGGGGTGGTGTATATGGCACTGGAGCGATTACAGAAACGGCGCGACAAAATACGCCAACGCACTCAATAGCTCCACCATCATTTAATATCAACTTGCTCTTTTTTGTGTTGTTTTGTATCGTTTTGGGCAAGGAGGAAAAAACATGAGTAGGATTGACAAAGCGACGTTAGCTTTTTTGGCCTGTGTGGTGATCTATTTCGCGGTCCATATCGTCATCGCGGCGATAATGTGATGGATTGCGTATCTATTATACGGCAGTTGGATAATCGCAGCTTCGATCTTGATCCAGAGGCCACTGAGATTATCGCAGACGCCGCCGCACAGTATCAGATGCTGGTCAGCGACAGTGATAGCGACGATGATGGATCGCTGTCGCGGCAGATTGTCCAGTTGCAGCAGTACGTAGGGCACCTGCATGTCAGCAGGCGCTGTGCTTTTCGAGCACTTCTCTATCGCAATCGCAATCGCATGAACTAACAGGAGGCCATAGATGCCAGGACTACGTGACAACGAAACCGTCCAGATCCGTATCAACAGTTGGGGATCGATTATCCAGGAGGAGAGCAAATTTGATGGGGGATCACACTATTATAAGGTCAAATCCGCGTCAGGCGAGAAGAGTGAAACCATCTGGGGCGACCATTTTTTCCTGCGGGCGGTAGTACAGGGCTGGCCGGGAGCCGATGGCGTCATGGCCATCACCAGAATCAACAAAGAGCGTTACGAGGCCAAGGTGGTCGAGCAGGGTCAACCGGGAGATCCGCAGATGATGGAATTCAGCAACGGGCAGATGCAGCAGGTGCCGATGCCTGACACTGGTGCAGATGCTCCTCCTCCTGCCCCCAAAGCGCCTGTAGCGGCTCCTGCGGCCCCTGTAGACAGTCCATACGTTAAACCCCCGTCCCCACCGACCAACGGCAGGGCGAAGCCAGAGGCGGCAGACGTTGTAGCTCTGATGAGATGGGCCATGAGCATGTCGTACGAGCGCTGGGACGAGCTTTGCAAGGCTACCTTGGGCGACGATTACACCCGTGACGAGACATTCTGGATTAATGTCAGGACTACCGCAGACGCCATGTTTATCCATTGTACCCGCACCGGCATCCGCGCTCCCGGCAACGACGAGGAGGTCGACGCTGAAGCTGGGCAGGAACCCGAAGCCGCCGCCAAAGAGGCAGCGGCGAAGATGATTGCCGGTGTCATGGATGGGGAGATTATTGAGGCCCCCCAGGCAACTCAAGATGACCTGCCATTCTGATGGTCATCGACCAGCATTATTCAGTGTCGCGGGTAGCCAGTATCCTGGGCGTCACGCCAGCGACGCTCCGCACATGGATACGGGACGGCAAGGTGAGTGCCGTGCAGATCCAGCGCAACATCAGAATCGCACACTCTGAACTGGAGCGATTGCTCGATGCGGCAAAAGTTGACGCTCCACGGTGACTGGCCATCGAGCAACGCCACCATCGCAGCCGCCAAAAAACACTGGTCGCACTACGCCAGGGAAAAAAAGCGATGGACAGATCGGGTGTGGGCTGAGTCCAAGGCGGCTGGACTCAGGCCGATGACCCCGCCGATACGATTGCACTTCACATGGCACATGCCATCATTAAAAAGAGATCCCGATAACCTGCGCGGGATTACCGCGAAATACGTTATCGACGGCCTCGTAAAGGCCAACGTCATACCCGATGACGGTCCCAAACAGATTAGCGGATTCCGCGACGATTTTGTGCTGGATCGCAAAAGCCCGCGCATTGAGATAATAATGGAGGAGGAATGAAAATCACCATACAGATAGAGGTTGACAGTCAGCGATTGCAGGATGCTATCGATAATGACCAGATCCTGCAGTTGACAGCGACCGGCGCTCCACGCCAGCGCGAAGCTCCAGCGGCACCGCGCAACGGCAGGCAAAAGTTTCCCATCTGCGAAATAGATGGCTGTCGTAGCCGCGCCAAGTCCGTCGAGGGGCTATGCCGTAGACACGCGGCGGCAGCTGCCATCAGCGACGAGGCCAGGGAGTTGGCGCAAAGATGGATCGACCACCCGGCGACGGTTGCAGCAGATGATCACCAGGTGGCGCAGTGGCAGAAGCTCTTTGGCGATCTGCACCGATTGGATGGCCTGGCATGGGAGGAGATTCGCACGATCTCCGACTATGCGCTCGATAACTGGGTGGACCAGGGATACATGTTGTCGCCCATGAAATTACGCAACAGATCCAAGTCGTACTCCGATTTGAAATGCTGGCAAATCATCAAACAACAACAAAAAAATGGATTTAACAGAAGCAATACCATCAAGGAAAAGCGCTGGTCCGAAGCGGTCAAAAACATCGACTTCAGCTGATCGCCTCAGTGCCGATGCCTTCAAGGCGGGCATGAAGCTCTTAGCTGGCGAGTACGGTCGCGAACCTGACGATGCCGTCATCGGCATGTGGTGGCGGCAAATGAAGCATCTCGCCGACAGCGAGTGGATAGGAGCCATCGATTCTTACCTGGGTGGGGCATCGACATTCCACCCTCACCCCGGCCAGATCCTGACCCTGGCAAACGACGCCAGTTTCGACGAGCGCCGCACCCAGCGTGACGAGGCTCGACGGCAGGAGTACGCTGAGGGCCAGGATGACGCGGCTCACGAGTGGGCGCAGCGATTGAGCGACGAGTATACCATGGCGACAGAGATCGTACGCCACCTGGTAACGACGCTGAAGTTGTCGCGCAAGGATCGCGCTGATAACCATCTCATAACCCAGACCATCAACCACATGATGCGCTGCACCTGCGGACCTGAACTTGCAGCCCAGCATAAGCTCTGCAAGACGGCACAGGGACTCGCAGGGCCAGGGCGAGAAGGACAACTCGCAGAGGCAATCGACACAGCGCAACACCTACGAGCAGGAGCGCAATTATGAGCGGGGGTGGCTACGTAGCTGGAAATTACGGTGGATCGCCCATCGAGGGGAGTCCGGTTGCGGATGCTGCCCCCGCCATCATTATACGACTGGAGCCGCATGAATTTTTGCAGGCGGCACTGATCGGTGCTCAAAATCAACTCTACAAATACGAGCATAAAATCCCGCACCATGCCAGCGTAGACCTGACGCACGAGACAGAGATCTATCAACACTCTGCCCGTAGCGAAATGGCAATGTCAAAATGGCTGCAGACCTACTACGACGGCCACGTAAATGACAAAGGCGCTAAAGACGTTGCTGGATACTACCAACTGCGGAGTACTCCGGTAGCCAGCGGGCATCTGATCCTGCGGAGTATAGATCGGCCCGAAGATCCGTACGTGCTGGCAATCGTCAGCGGTTTAGAGGTGAGGTTGGTGGGCTGGATGTGGGGCGAATACGCAAAGACAGAAAAATATCACCGGGTCTACCGCAACACCACCCAGTACTGGGTACCACAGCAAAATCTGGTGCCCATGTCATATCTACCCAATTTTAGGCATGACTTGAAAATGGAGGAGGATAATAATGACAGATGATCCCAGCCTGCAGCTGTTTGAGGATTCATACGAGCGGCTCGCAGAGCACCCCGACGACGTTGAATACGTGGCCGGAGAAACCGATGCCGAAGATCACCTCAAGGCACTTGGCTATCACCGCCGCCGCATGGAGGAGATCGAAAACCACGCCCTGCAGGAGATCTCAAAAATTGAATGCTGGCAAGACGTTGAGCTTCTGAAGATCAGACGCAAGGCAATCTACCACGAGAAATCTCTGGAGAGCTGGATCGCCAGAATCAACGCGAAAACCGTTAATCTGGTTAACGGCAAAGTGCGAAAAATCACCGGTCGTTTGCGCGTCGAGCTTGGTGACGTTAACGAGGTGCCAGCGGAGTACCATACCCAGCAGGTCACTGTTGGCATCGACAAAAAAGCGGTCCTCAAAGCGCACACCGACACCGGCGAGTGCATCCCAGGGACTGAGGTAGTGCGCGGCGACGATACCTACAAGATCACCACAAGTGGCATATGAAACACTATGCGGGGTTGTACAATGCCCTGATTTTTTAGCGGAAATAAAAAACCACTGCGCAATTGACTAACACCAATGGTAGGTAATATGACAACTGATGTGTTCGATCCTGGCCTACGGCGCCTGGCATTATCACTGATCAAGGATGCCCTGCACCAGTGGAACAAGTCTGGAGCCAGAGAAGCAAGGGAGTTTCTGGAGGGTGATATGTGGCCGTATATAGAGTGGACCGGCATGGATATAAGCGACGCGAGACTACGTCGCGCATTGCGCCGTCATGGCCTGACACCGCTCGATGTTACTCAAGATGGATAGTTACACACCTGCAGAGGCAGCAGAAGTGCTGGGAGTGTCGCTGCGGACGATATATCGATATCTGGAAAATGGAGATTTCCCAAATTCCCGAAAATCGGGGGGCTGGAAAATACCCGCCACCGACCTGCTGCACACACCGGCCTCAACGCCAGCAGGGAAAAACCCACAGGAGGGACACCATGGCAGTACTCGAAGTGCGCCGCAGCGGGAGGACATACTTCTACTCCCGCCAGACCATCGGAAAAAAGTACAACCAAAAAACCGGTAAGCGCGAATCAGCGCGTACCACGATCCCGATCCCGGCAGTCGATCCAGACACTAACCAGCAGATAGATACCGCTCTCAAGCGCTCCCAATACGACGCCAAGCTGACGCAGCAGATCGCCGCGTTTAAGGTGATCCGCTCCAAGCGCACCGTGGGCGATCTCTGCACCGAATTCGAGCGCGTGGTGCTGGGCAAGCCCATGCGTAGCGGCACCAGGCGCGGGTACGCGACTTCACTGACCCGCATCCGCACCATGGACAACGGGGTGCTGATCAGTTCGCAGCTCGACGATATCTCCAGATATGATATCGCCAGTTGGCTGGCGAAGCTGGAATCTGCTTACTCACACGGCGTCTGCTCCAACACCCTGTCGATGCTACGCCGCATATTTGCCGCTGGCGTCGAATGGGAGTGGATGACCACAAACCCATCGTCGCAGTCCCAGACTGTGCGCCTGAGTAAGGTCATAGCATCACACAGGGTGAAATTTATGACACAGGACGATGTCCATAAGCTCATGGATGCCTGCGAAACAGACACCCAGCGCCGTCTCTACGCCATCGCAATAGCCGGCGGTTTCCGTATCGGAGAAATGCTCGCGATGCGAGAGCGCAACATAGACTGGGAGCGCAGCCGTTACAGTATCTGTCCCCACACCGGGAGCTACAGCGGTTCGACCGATATTTCCGGTCCTAAGTCTGAGTGCAGCGTTGCCAACGTAGAGTTGGGCACCCCATTTGGCGAAATAATGAAAAGTCTGCGCCAGCAGGTAGCACACGTAGCGGCCTTGCGGCTACGGATGCCAGACTACCCACAGACTCTCACCATGAGGGTTGAGGGGCGCAACGGCGACGACGCGCCCTGGGAGGAGGTAGAGAATGATTTCCTCTGGGTCAGTGAGCGGACGGGCCACCCCTGCTGCCCGCAGAGCGTCAACCGCCACCTCAAAAAGGCAATCATCAAAGCAGGGTTGGACAAAAAGCTGTCATTCCATTCCCTGCGGCATACGACCGCAACCCTCATGCTGGCCCAGGGCGAGGGTGTTAAGGCCGTACAGCGGCATATGCGCCACGCTACCGCGTCAGAGACGCTCGACACCTACGGGCACTTTGTAGACGATGCCTCTGGCGAAGCGGTGAATCGCCTTGGACAGGCGTTAGGCTGGTAAGCTCTACGCCGCTCCGCGATCTACGTACGCTTGACTCAGCAGGTAAGCTGCAGCTACCAGCGCCATGGGCCAGGTCATCTCGACGGCTCCGGTGCCAGCTGCAGCCCCTGCGGCGGCAGTTACGATCAGTTTCCTGCTACCCAATTTCCCTAATATATTCTTCAAAATTCCCTCCTAGTTATTTGTCAGCGGTTTCCAATACTTCAGCTTCGAGCACCTGCCCGTTATCAGCGCCCTCAGAGTCCTCCATAGCGCCAGCAACGTCGCGCAGGGCGATCAGATAGCCATCCTGGCGTTGCAGCATCTCCCGGCACTCGTTAACGCGCTGTACGGCCTGCTGGAGCGCTTCTGCGACCTTTGCCCGCTCAGCCTCCATCTCCTCACGCTTCCTGGCGATCTCAATCATCGTATCCTCCGCTTCTTTTTGGTGCGCCGGGGGCCGAAAATAGCCTCGCGGCGGCGTGGTAAATTATGGCGCTTAGTCGCGCTGGATAACGGCACTAAGCAGTCCCTTCATTTCGGCAAATTCTACCGTCAGCTGCTGCAGGAGTTCGTTGGTCCGATCTATTTTTGTCGCCAACCCAGAGCTGTCATTATTGCGGTTGCTCAAATATCTCGACAACAGAAACCCCCCTATCGCTCCACCCCCGCCCCCGCCGGCAAGATGCGCCAGGCCATCACCTACGACCGTCTCAGTCATCAGTCATCAGTCCCTGGATGCCGGGTGGAACACCTTGTAAGCCCACGCCAGCAAACACCCCAGTAATCCAGTCATCGCAGCACAAACTTCAGGCATCTCCCAGGTCGAAGCCATGAGCCGCCCACCTGGATAGCCGGTGACATTGCTCCAAACGTTGTATAAGATTGCAATACAAGACGCGCTCGCTGCGGACCATGTAGCTCCCTTTTTAGCCTCCTCGCTGGCTTTTGCGCTACGCGTGAGGGTGAGGATCTGCTTCTGTTTTTTTCGCAGTTCATATTTTTGATGCTCAGCCGTCTTACGCCGGTCTGACGCAACGCTCTCCACCGCACTTCGCTGGCGCTGGCATTCCTGCAGATCTTCGAGCACCGCCGTGTAATGACGGCGCAGCGAAAACAGACTCGTCTTCTGAATTTCTGTTACAGTCTGCGGTCTTGCAGTTTTTGGATCGCGGCGGCTCATGTTTAGGGATGGATAATCCGAGGGGTGTCGCACCATCTAAGCTATCGCAATGCCCGTCTTACCGCTTGCATTTCATCACGCAGCCTTTTAAAGTAAGTCCCTCGTATTTGCGACTACAGCCGTCTGTGTTTTTAGGTTCGTATAGGCATCTGACAGATAAGCATCCTCATCAGTGCCAGTGTAGGGCTTGACCTTAAACCTATCTACATGCGGACACGACTGTCGCTGTGTCAGTCCCGCAGTCGTATCTGCTCTGCGCGTATTTTCATTGGGATATACAGCACAGGAGTATATCAGATACGGATCTGACACTACGGTCTGCTTGGTGCCTTGGTTATAGAAACGCTTAATGACTTTTTCTGCTGACACAATTTTTACGTACGATCCCCCTTGTGCCGTAGCCAGTCCTTGACTGGGATCACCGATTCTAAGGTCTGCCTGTAGTGCCATTAGTTTTTCTCCGTTAGCGCAAGGATCTCATCTCGCAGCTCTTTGACCTGATTTTCCAAAACCTCACGCATCTCTCGCTGCTGTGTATATAGCTGCCAGATCGCGCCTGACTGTAGCCTCACCATCCCGGTGTAGTTTATCAAGCCTCGTTCGGTCTCAGGCTGACCTTTTCGCGGGCCGCCAAGAAGTCCAGCTTCGATCAAACTGGCCTCGTTGTACTCCAGCATATCGTCAAATTTGCCCATCAACAGGCCGGGAGCATCCAGCGAATGATCCATCGCTCGCAGCATTTGGGCATCGTCATACTCATCGAAGGTGGAGTGTGCGCCGTCACTGTATATCTCTCCATCCTCATCCACAACAAATCTTGCTGCTTGCGCCCAAGACATGAGCATAAATATATTTTCGTTGGCAGGTACTTGTCCGATTCCGGTGCCAGATTTTTTAGCTGTTATGCACATAATAGGAGCGGTGGCGGCTGTAGTCTTGGCTGACAAATTACTATTGCTACCATCGTCTGCGTAAATTCCCCAGAACTGTAGCCCGTTTGCGTTTTCGTCAAATCCTCTAACGATCAAGCCTCCACTATTACCATCAGATTTACGAAATTCCCCGTAAGTATCTGTCTCTTGATAGTCTGTTACGCCATGCGCTACATCAGAACTTTTGAGTGCCAGTATCGCCCCATCGTAAGCAGCTTGATTGAGCGTCATATTGCCGGGAGTTGTCTGATTGGAGTTCGCCGTCTCATTCACAAACAGTTCGCCGTAGCTGCTGACGCGCACTCGCTCAGTCCCGGCTGTTGTCAGTCCAATCGTATCAGCCGCAGGAAACAATATGCCGGTATTGGTGTCGCCGGTATTGCATATCGCAGGGGCTGACTCAGATCCATCAGTCACATCTACTACGCCACCAAAAGTGGCCGCTCCAGAAGAGAGCGTTGAACTGCCATTATCAATATTACCAAATCCATCGGTTATAGAGCCGCTGCCCAGCGCCCCGGTGGTAACGATGCTGCTGCTGCCAGCTATAACCCCATAGATAGACCCTATGGCGGTGCTGCCAATCGTAATCGCATCAGCTTCCAATGTGCCGTCTATGTCTGCATCACCAGAGATATCAAGGCTGGCAGCAGTGAATACTCCATCCGTAGTCAGCGCCCCATTAAATTGGCCCACTCCAGCATCGGAAATAGTTGCTCCAGTAGAGCCATAGCCACCACCAAAAGTGGCCCCGGCAGTACAAACCATAGAGGCCAATGTGGCCGCTCCAGTTGTAGCCAATGTGCCAGCCGTGGTGACTCCACCACCATCTGCAATAGTAATTGCATTATCGCCGTCAGTGTAGCCAATACTCGCCGTCTGGACTTCACCGCCCACCTTAAGATCACCCGATACATCCACACGAGTGCTGGCATTGAGGTCGATAATAGCCTCACCATCTATGCGTAGTGTCCCATCTCCCGACTGCTGAACAAAAGATGCCGCATCGCCAAAAGTCAGCTTGTTAGTACTGTTGAGCGTAAGTCCAGTGCCATCTGTATGCGTGAGCGTAGTATCCAAATCCGCACCGAACTCAAGCAGGGCACCATCAGACTTAAGCTGGACATCATTGACAAATATCGCATTGCCTTCATCGCTACCATCTAATGTTAATGCCGTAACCGCAGAACCGCCGTCATCGACCTTAATAATTACATCTGCATCATTAGCCTGAGCATCTATAGTAATATTACCACTTGTCGTAGCTATACTAACTGCTGCATCACCAGTTGATATATCATCTGCGGCAACACTGCCTGCTCCCGCTGCCTCCCAGTTGGGCACGGTGCCGGTACTAGTAAGTACCTGCCCATCAGACCCTACGCCCAGCCGCGCCAAGAAGCCGTTAGCGTCTCGATAGTAGACATCACCTGTAGCATCGCTGCCAACAGCTAAGCCCGCATTTGTCAGGATCAAGTCATCAGCTGACTGATCCCACAATACGCTGGACCCTGGCGTATCACCGAACAACTGGACATCGTACCCTGTCCCATTTACCCCGACAGTGACTGTGCCATCTATCTGCGTCGCACCGTCTATATCCACCGCATCCAGGTTAGTGGTGCCGTCGATATCCACGTTGCCACTAATATCTAATGTGGCCGCGACAAGTTCGCCGGTTAATGTGACGTTGCGAAACGAGGCAATATCTTTATCACTATCAACCACTACAGCCTTTGATGCGGCGACTGTCCCTGCAGTGATGGTGTCGATGGTTTCAAGCTCAGCCTCGTTAATTACTGCCGATCCGATGGTTAAACCACCGACTGTCGCTACGCCCGTGATCCCAGCAGTGCCAGCGACCGTTAATGCCCCTGCCAAAGCTAACGTGGAGCTGGACACGGTCGCATGGGGCGTCAATGTGAGGTGGGTGACAAAGGTGCCGGCAGAGGCGATATCGTTGCCCAGGGTCATCGTGCCGCCGTCAGCCACGAGCAATTTCCACTCGTCGCCGGCGTCATCGCCTTCATCCGCTCGAAGCGTTATCGACAGGCCAGCGCCTTCGGCTGCAGAGATCGCCAGCGAATCAGTTGTAGTCTCATCGTAGCCTATCTTGATATCCTGGCCACTGCCCATGTAGAGGTATTTGTCATCCGCTACATATACATCACCCCACTCCAGACTCGTACTGCCAAGGTCTGCACCGCCACTCGCATCGGGCAAGAATGTTGTGCCGATCTTCAATGAGCCAGATATCGTCAGATTCCGTATCTGGTTGGACCCGGTTGCGTTGGCAAAGTCTTTGTTGCCGTCCAGCACCACAGCCTTGCTGGCCGATGCCTGACCTGCCGTCACCCCCAGGTTGTCAGCATTTATACTGCCGTTGGCGGTCGATAAGATGTTGTCAAATTCAGAATTTATGGCACTGGCAGTCAGCGTGTCACCAGTAGACCAAGTGGTTTGTCTCGAAATAGTACCCATGTTATCGCCTCGTTTGTTCCTCTTCGGCTTGAGCTGTTTCCTGCAATCTCTCCATCAGTACACCTATCGTAACACCCTCTTTGGCTATGTCACTCTTCAAATTAATACCCAACGGCTTGAGCTTCGACTGCATAGCGCGAAAATTTTTCACCAACTCCGTTGCATTTCGCTTGTATGCCGCCCTCACTGCCGCATTCCCCTCTGGCATTCGCAACAGAATTTCATTCACGGCGCGAGGCGAAAACACCAACGATGCAGGCACCGTCCATATGGTAGCGCTCAATGCAACTATTGCTCTCATGGCTTGAGAGATTTCCGATTTGACCACCAGGCCCGCACCAAACAATGGCTGCATCGCAGCGCCTGTCATACGAGCCAGCAATTCCTTATCGCCCGATAATTCTTCCAGATCTTGCAAGCGCTTCAGCATATGCTGCTTACCTTCATTAAGACTTTGATTCATCTTGCTGATTGATGCATTCTTCAGTCCATCCTTCAGTTTGCCAGCGTCAGTCACCATGTCAGGGGAAATACCCAGCAAGTCAGCATACTCGTCCAAGGCAATCATAGCATTTTCGTACTTGCCAAACACCGATGCAGCCTCTTTGCCTAAGCGTGGATTTAGGGCAACATTTTCCTTGAATGCATCACCCAACTGTTTTTGTATGGCAGTAAAAACAGCGCGTGTCGAAGCACTGACCTCATCTGTGGCAGACATCGTTTTTAACTCATCGCGCATTCTTTGCCCCATCGTCCGCACATGGCCCAACTTAAATGCCCCAGGGTCGTCGGCAACAATGCTATAATCGTTCAATAATTTTTCTACACTGTCTTTTATATTTTTACGATTGTTCCCTTTGGTAGTAATTGTAGTATTTTCGTGGAATTCCACCGTGTACTTGACCCTCTTCACAGGATCTAATTTTTGTCTTGCCTGGCCCCCACCAAGCTGATCCTCCAATGGTCCCCATGCTTCTTTATCCGTCCCAAGCGTACGCCTCAAGGTTATGCGGTATTTATTCAGCGTTTTCTCTATGCCATCCGCTATAGCACCATGCGCCACAGGAGCATCATAAGCTGAAGTGTCGGTTTCTTTATCAACACGGCTCAATTTCTTCTTAAACTCGTCAAACATGCTATTAGCACTTTGCTTAAGTTTTTGTGTGTCCTTAGCGCCCCGCTTGACAATTTTCTCCCAGGCTCCCGCCCGATCACGCCTGGCGTTGCGGATAATGTCTCCCATCCCAGGAATACGGGCCTTTTCCATCGTCATTAATATGGTACTCGGAGAGGTGCCGGTAGTGAACCCAAGACCAGCTGCTAGAAGCTCCTTCCATAGCGGTATTTTCTGACCAGTAGTAGACACCCCGCGAAGGCTCTCGCCAAAATCATCAGAAACTTTACGCCTGGCTGCCTGGTAGGCTTTTCCAGACTTTTCTACGACGGGACGCAATGCAGCTCCAGTAACCGCTTTAGCAGCCCTCAAACTCGGCCCAGCAGCCCTGAGTGGCATCGTGGTAGGATCTGCCTTCATTGCCGTCTCGCCGGCCTTTTTAAGTTGCTGCGCGACTTGCGGCATTCTACCAACACGCGACAACGCGCCCAATCCCTTCAATGCAGTACCGCCGCCTACGGCAAGATTTGCCAGCGCTTCGACCGGGCGCTTGGTAATACCACTTGGAGTTACTGATCCAGCCATTGCACCTGCCAACTGGCCCAATGTCTCGCGCCCATGCTTCTGCAATCCTTCGGCTTCAACCCCAGCAGCTCTAAACGGCAGATCAGCCACACCCACGCCCAACGAACCTAGAGTCCTGGCAGTTTCGACCGGACTGGTAATGATATCACCAAGGGCAGAGACAACATCCCCTCCAAACTCCATCGCAGAACCTGGGATGTTCGATAACAATTCCATGATATCGACATCTTCCTCTTCCCACGCCTTGACAAAGTCCTCTATGCTGTCAATCTGCTTGCGACGGTCCCCAAATTTCTCTCTGAACCGACGCAACAAGTCTTCACGGTCATCAGTGCGCGGCATACGACCGCGACCCTGTCGAGGCAGCGCTTTAAAGCGCCGCAGTTCATCAGCGGTAAGTGGCACTATTCAATTATCCTCCCTCAAGCGATCCTGCATCACGGCTACAACTGCTTCATTACCTGGATCTGCCTCTAACAACTTCTCCAACTCCTCATTAGTCATGCCAGAGTAGTCGCCACCTGTCCCTGCAAAATCTCCAGCTCCAAGGCCAAGAACTCCAGCACTACGTTGCTCAAGACGATCTACTATTCCCAAGATACCGTCTATTTTACCCTGTAATTCCCAACTTGTATCGCCCACTTCAGGTAATGTTTTCAGCACCAGTGCCAGATCTTCTTTGGTCAAACGCCCCAAGCCCATGACTTTACGCATGTTATTAATAAGCATGTTGCGTTTGCCATCAAATGTTTTTTGCAGCTTTGCGGGACCAAGCCACTTACGATCCCATGAAAAATATCCCGTGGTGCCAGGCCCGCCTTCGGCGTGAAGTGCTTTTAATTCATTAAGCGTTTTTTTAATGAAATCGCCTTCGCCAGGATCTAATGGGTTGAAGTCTTCTTGCCCCACCGGCTCTATGGACTTTATGCGCTCAACTTGGGCAGCAATCTGCTGCTCACGCATTTCACCTTTTACCTTAAGCTCTTCGATGTCCAACCCTCTAGTCGCTAAATCTTTTTGGAAATCCTCCATCTCCTGAGCGCGGCTGCGATCCTCCGCAGCCTCTTCACGCTGCTGTATCCCTTGCGTGATCTGAGCACCTCCCTGGCCTAATGTCCCAAGGATGTCGAAGATGGTTTCAGCTCCACCTGGCTTGGATATAACCGGCCTGGGAGCTACAGCAGGTTGCGTACGCCCCCTGGTCAACGTGCTGATGGCATTTGCCATGTTCATCGCCTCGCGTTGCCGCCGTGCGCTCTTGGCCTGTTCCTTTGCCATGCGACGACCACCTAATATCCCCGAACCTATACCACCAACAACCTGCGCTATTTGAGAGGCTACCATCGGGTTGTTCTTGATCGCACCACCAATGCGACTTAGGAAACTTGGCTTTTCAGCTTCAGCTTGAGTCTGCATACCTCCAGCTTCAGCACCCGGCTCCATGCCCTGCAAATCCAACGGCATGGTAGAAGTATCCGGGACAGCCAGAGGATCATCCCTTTTGGGAAAAGGCAGAGGAATTTCTGGCCTTGGAACCACCTGCGGCCTAGTGCTGACAGACGGGTCGCTGCGCCTTTTGCCATACCTTACGTTTGGATCGGTAAGGAGCGCAGCAATATGCCCACGTTTCTCCGCGTCTGCCTGATAAGGCGTAAGCTCTGTCCGCATGTCGCGCTGTCTAGTAACATGCTGACCAGCACTAATCTCCTCTTTTTCCTCGGGTGATAGTGCGTCAAATTCCTCTTGATTAAGTTTGTATCTATCGGCGTATTGCTTGGCTTGTTTCCGGGCGCGGCCCCCCGATCCCCCTGTTGCAACTTTAACTCCCAGTTCTTCCGCTGCAACTCCCAGGTCTATCTCTCCAAGAGGTGCCAATCCAGAAAAAACTGGAGATACCCCACCTTTAGGGACTTCAAAAGTAGCAGCGGCAGCTGCATCACCATCCCCCATCCTAGCCAACACCTCTCCAGAATATTTCACAGCTTCAGGCGGCTTTACCCGATCTCCCTTGAGAGCTTGCTCATAAGCCGCTGCCCCAAAATTATACATCGTCAGTGCCGCTTCAGCAGCTTCTCGATCACGTAAGCCATACTTGTCGAAGGCGATTTTATGCATTTTTGCTAAATGCTCAACGCCTGCATATATATTTTCAGTTAAATCTGAAGCATCTAATTTCAAGTCCGTCTCCACAGCAGGCATAATCTGCAAATAGCCCTGAGCGCCAGCGCCCGATTTTATTAATTTTCCATCCTCATCTACATGCCTTCTATTGCTCTCCTGCTGGGCCACTGAGTCAATTAATGACACAGAGAGTCTTGGCCATCCATTTTCTACAGCTCGCTCTATAGCCGCTTGGATTATTTCTAGATGTGGGATATTAGTCTGAGCCATTAGGTAGCCGTATCCTTCTTAAGCCTCTGGGTTAATCGGGGGGTTCTTGCCCAAATTCTTGTAAAAATCAGTCCCCATAAATAACGGAGCCAGACTCGCCAGGCTGCTGAACATCCCTGCCTTTTGCTGCCTGCCCACCTGTGCTCCACTAGGGGCATAAGACGCTGACAGTTGCTGCGGTGCAGCACGGCGCAAGGTCGCCATCGCATTCAGGAACTCCTGCTCCCGCTGCGTCTTTGCCAACTGCTTCTTTTGCTCCTCCTGCCCCTTGCCCGCAACATGTTGCCCATATAACTGGCTACCAAGTGACAACGCAACAGGAGCTGCTTTAAGCGCAAATGCCGCTAACGGACCCATGGTAAAAATCTCCTTTATTATTGCTAACGCTTCAGGCCCATGCCAGTTTGCTCTTTAGCATCTGCCTTGCTCTCAGCCTGACTATATTCACCCGTGGTTGAATTCCCTATGACATAGGTGCCGTTGCTTAGGAGGACTACGAAGGTGTCCGACCCATCGCGCCGCCAACTCTGTTTTATATCAGCATTCAAGTCAGTTGTAATCTGCTGCTTTAGCGCCTGACGTTTTTGCCTGGGAGTCCTTGTATCCTGTTCATCTTCTCCAACCGTATCATCTCCTCCAACCGTATCATCTCCTTCGCCCGTATCATCTCCTTCGCCCGTATCATCCTCACCCCCAAGATCTAAGATGCCGGGGGGATCTTCAGTGTCTGCGTCTACTACCGGAGGATCGTCTTGACCTGTTTCATCCAGCAAACCATCTAGTAAATCCTGACGGCGACGATCCCAGGCTGAGAATTCTGTGTTGCGACGATTCCAGGCAATCCACTCGTCCGTAAGCTGGTCTGTTTCCACACCTCTGTGCGTCTTGTATTTAGGCGGCTCCTTGCCAACCTCTCCACCACGTTTCTCATAACCCTTGGGCACCGGGTTATCAGCTATCCAGTCCTCCTCCGTATTGTATTTGCCAGTCCCAACTGGAGGCTTAACTGGAGTCTTAACTTGGGTTGTATCTTCGTCATCTTCGTCACCTTCGGCCTGCCTGACAAAATCAGCTTCGGTTACACCCAGCATGTCGCGGATGGTCCCCGCCAAAGCATTGTTAGCGATGCCTACCTCGACAGCTTTTCCAATTTTCCCCTCTAACTCTTCTCTTGCTTTTGATTTTTCAGGCAAGGTATTCATCAGCGCCAGCATGTTTGCTATCGACTGACCCTGCTCAGTGCGGTAGAGCTGCTGTAGTTGAGCATTGGTGAGATCCTCCTCCAACTCCAACCGTCCAGCATCCAACGTCTTAACCTGACGGCCATCAATGGTGACTTCGCCTGCTGCCATCTCACGCGCCATATCAAGACGGCCCTCCTCCATAGTCTCCGCAGACTCCAACTCTGCCTCTCTTACATCCAGCAACGCCGCTGCTTCTTTAACCCTGCCGTCATTTATCAATCTCTGAACATCTTTGGCCTTGCTCCGATCGATCTGACCCATCGTTACGCGGTTGCCCAACTCCCTGTTAAGCATCGCCTTGTCAGCATCAACCCGCTCAGTCTGCATCCGCTCTTCAGCCCCTATGCGCTCCGACTGCATCCGCTCTTCAGAGCCAACCTCCTGCCCCGCTATCGTCTTTACGCGATCCTCTTCGCCTTCGAGCGATACCTGACCTGCTGCCAGTTCGCGCTCAAGCTCACGCGCTTCGGTCTGCTCCAGCGCCATCGCCTGGTCACGCTCACGCTCCAGATCCAGCATCCGCTCGCGCTCAATAGTGGACTGATCGCCCAGATATCCAGTTACCCCGGCCCGTGCCAGCGCCTCCGCTTCCTGCGCCCCACGCACACCCTCCTCGAAACGCTCTCGTGTAGTTGGCTCAGTGAGCGTCATACCACGCGCCAGCGCACGATCAGCAATATCCTGCTCCAGCATCACATCCCCGCGCTGCAAGTCCTCACCGCGCTCCAGCGCCTCCTGCTGGGCCAATCGTGCCTCCAGCGTATTCTGACCACCCAAACGCCCAATCATCTCACCACCGGTCATGTAGCGATCCGATGCCATCCGCGCCAGATCCATCGCTGCCTCCAACTGGGGGTCGCGACGACCTTGGGCAGCTCCCATTATATCAGCATAAGTGCGCCCATACCCAGACCGTAGCTCGCCCAGCACATCAGCCGTATCCCCACCACCACGCAACACACCAAGACGATTCAGATCCTCCATGGTCTGGGTTTCATCTTTAGCCTGACGATGCTCCAGATCGGCAATCTGCGAAGCAGTCTGCATATCCATGCCACCAGCCCCGGTCAAATTCTGCCGCAAGGCGTCAAGAATAACCTTCTGCAGGTCAGTCTCGTAACCGAAATACTCAGGATCATAACTCACATCGCCGGTTGCCAGCAGTTCTGGGCGCTCACGCTCCAAGCCGCCCGCTCTCTCTGCCGCCAGCGCTTCAGCCGCCGTAAGGATGCGATGTTGCTCCTGCATCTGCTGCTGGCGCAGTTCACGATCAGTGTAACCACCCGCAGCTGCGATTTCAGGCGATACAGTATCAAGAGATGGATCAGTTTCAGTTGGTACAGTTGGATAACCCATAGTTTCATCCAGCTCAGTCAGGCCAGGCGCTGCACCTGCACCTGCCTCTGCCCCTGTGACAGTCGTTGGATCTGTAGTTGCACCCATCAAATCAGCAAGATCCCGCTGGGCAGTTGACAGTTCTGTCCGCAGTCGCTCCTGCTCCATATCATCAAGACGTTGCTGCTCCGTTTGTGCAGCTTGTCTTTGCTGCAGCTCTGCCTCTTCCAGTGCTGCCAGTTCTCTATTTTGCTGATCTTCAACCAGTCCCGCATCTGCTCCCCTGTTACGCTGGCGATAAGCATCGAATTCAGCCTGCTGCAAGCGATCAAACTCGTCAGCTTCACGCTGACGTGCCGCTTCAGCTTCAGCCTCTTGCAACGCTTTATACTCAGCCGCTGCGGCATTGGCGGCAGCGTTAGGGTCTACTGGAGCAGGCGCATCCGCAAGATCCACCCCCGTATCCACGCCTGGAACTGCGTCATAGTCTACCACCGGGTCAGGCGCAGGTGCTGGGGCTGG